CTGCTCTTGACGACGATGCGGTTGTAACTGTTCCAGCTAACACGTTTTTAGTTATCGGAACGTTAAGGTTTTCTATGTCGGGAAATAATGGGGTGAAGGCAGAGGCTCAGATTAAAGACTCAAGTGGTACAGTTCTGGATACAGTTGTTTTGGGTGGTGGGAATGAAGCAGCAGGGAATGACGGAGGCAGCGGGATGACTGTTCGGGACTCATTCACTATCGGAGTTCCATCCAACTGCGCTACAATCAGGATTTATAAAGGGGCAGGGTCCAACTCAATGGCAGGCGAGGTGACTCAATTCGTTAAATTATCATGACCAAAACAGCATTAGCACAATTTGTGGCGGATAAACTCCAGAAGAGTGACGCCGATTCCCTGACTCTGCTAAAGAGTTTTATTGATCGCCGCTATGAGATGATTTGGAACTCAGGTTTATGGCGCGAAACTTTAGGCACTACCAGTTATTCAGTGGCAGTGGATACCACTGATGTAACCCTGAATAGTGCAGTGCAGTTCCCGGTTGCAGTGTCCTGGAATGATTCTGAAATCGGTTCCATGGACTACGAAACTGTTTTCCAGATAAACCCGGCATTGTTCGATGAGGCAGGTACGCCAACCAATTTTATCACGTTACCAAATGATTCCAGCGGCAATGCGGTGATTAAGTTAGTACGAAAACCTGATAAAGCTAAAACCTTGCTGGTATTGGGCAAGCTGAAGATCACCGCCCTGGGCGACACTGATTCGGCCAAGATTAATGGGATAGACTCAGCACTACTCGCCTATGTTGAGGCCGACATGCTGGAGCATATGAGGCAGTACGGTAAGGCGCAGGTGAAGCAGCAGGAAGCTGCCGGTGCCATGATGTTAATGCGGGATCTCGAAACTACTCAGTCTGCAAAGATCGCCAGGTTAGTGCCTACGGTGCCCGGTGTTTGGGATGTAGATGATTTTAGCTGATGCCTTTACTCTATAACGACAATCTGGACGATCAGTTAGCTTATGACGCCTGCCAATCCTTTGTTGGCGGGCAAGTGTCCAACGTGCGCAGTAACCTACTGAGTCCGGTCCAATACTCTGAAGGTATCAATGTTGATATTGATCGGTTTGGCTCGATTGTAACCCGGCGAGGCACGGATTCTACTTTCGGAGGGATACATACTTGGTCAAATGAGGATACGGATTGGGACAACATGACTAACAACTGGGGTTCAGTTCCCGCCCCAAAGGTTGATTCTATATTTTATTTTGACACACCTTCACTGGAGCAACTGGTAGGTGTATCTGGGCAGGTGGTTTCAAAGAATACCGGGGGAACAGGCTGGACTACTGTAAGTGGCTACACCCCTGCGAGCGGGGCTAATGTTGAGGCAGCGCAATTGGTTGATAAACTTTACCTTACTGACGGCACCAACAATGTACGGAGTTATGACGGTTCATCTTTCACTGATGAGTCAACCGGCACAGGTAACCCACCAATCTGCAAATATATTGTAGCTCACACTAATAGACTTTTTGCTGCCGGCCTAAGTACAGTTCCTGATGCGCTTTATTGCAGTGATCTGCTGGATGGTGCCGCTTGGGATAATGTAAATAATCAGATCAGAATTGGCGGTGATTCCGGGGATCCCATAACCGCAATTCATCCGTGGTTCGGCCATAACCTGGTGGTGTTCAAGGAGCGTTCGATTTTTAATGTGGTAGCTAATCCTTCAGCCACTAATGCGGGTGCCTGGACAGTTGAAAACATTGACACCCATATGGGTTGCGTCAGTCACAGGTCAGTGGCTCAGATAGGGCAGGATTTATTCTTCCTTGCACCAGATGGAATAAGGACCGTGCGAAGTATCCTTGAGGGTGCTGCGCAGGCGATCAGTGAGCCAATCAGTGTAGGCATCCAGGATGTAATTGATGACATTAACTGGAACGCTGCCCGTGAACAGGCTTGTGCTGCATCCTGGCGGAACCATTATATTTTAAATGTACCCACAGGGTCCAGTACCACCAACAACACTGCCATCGTATATAATACTGTAGCGAAAGCGTTTGTGGGAACATGGACATGGGACGCTTCGCAATTTGCGGTAAGCGCCTTTAGCGGTGACCTTAAATTAGCAATGGCAACTGAGTCAGGGAAAACATTGGTCTTTCAGGATTACGTTAACCCAAATTCAGAGGTTGACGCAACCTACCAGGATGATGGGGAGGATATGACATCCTCAGTCACCACTCGCGGCATGAATTTCGGGGAACAGTTCAGTGAACTATTGCCAAACCATATTGAGGTGGAGTTAAAGCCGGCAACGGCTAATAAGGTTAATATCCGGGCAATTATTGATGAGGAATCTGATTCAGTGGTTAGCCAGAGTTCAATCAACACTCAGACCGGCACCATAACTCTGCCATTTGATCTGCCGGTTACGTTCCCATTAACTGTCCCGATCAAGAACAGTTACAACCTGATGACTAAAGGCCCATGCCGGGAGATTCAATTTAAGGTAACAACTAACTCAGGGAAGGTGCATTTAAGGAGCATTCGTTCCAGCGCCTTCGTGAACACAATTAAACAGGAGACATGAGTGGAGGAGATCATCCAGTTACTGAGGTTGTGCGGTTCATCAGGGAAACCGATAAGCGGGGCATGTGTTTCGGCGGATGGCCAAATAGTATCCTGGAAATCTACCTGTCATGGCACCACCAAAATGGAAGTCTGGTCATTGTCGAGCATGAGGCAGAGTTGGTCGCGGTGGCGATTGGGACGCAGATGCCTGAAGCTGACATCGATAAACACTGGGTTCCGTGGGACTCAGCCGGTGATTCAGTCTATATCTCGGACATGTTGGCGTCGAAGAAAGAAGCAGTGGGTGCATGTTTCGACGAACTCGCTAGTCGTTGCAAAGGATGGAAAGACAAGAAACTCATCGCTTTACGACATGGAAGAAAAAGGAAATTTAAACCGGCGTTTGTGGAGAAATGGTTAGAGGAACAGTCATAGGAGGTCAGGGGTATGAACATAAAGTTCCCACAGCAAACTTGGAGATGCTTGAGCCGTACCTGCCCGAGGGGGTTTGGTTTGGTTCCGCTTATGCCAAGGACAAGAAACTTGGTCCCTGCGCATGCTGGGTATTACCGCACCAACCGAAAGTCTGCGAAGCATACATCGCTGGCTGGGAAGGGAACCTGTACGGGAAGCAGTTAGAGATAAGAGACATGCGGCAGGTTGGCCGTGAAGAGATGAAAGCAATGTACGATAGGGCACTTATAAATGAATGATTTAATGAAGCAATGTGAGAAGGCGGCACAGGGCATTGTAGCCGCATATCGTCAACGGTTTTGGGCAGCCAGTGATGCCGTGAACAAAGGCACACCACCTCCTGCACCGGACTATGCTGAAGCCAACCGTGAAGGTATTGAGACAGACATTAAGACATTGCCTGCCCGCAAGATTATTGAGTCATTAGCCAAGTCAGGTGGCAAAGGTCAGGTCAAGGTTGGTGATGAGCTTATTGATGTAGATTTTAGTGGGTACGGGGATCTTGATCAGCAGAAGATCGATCTGGAGGCAATGACCACCAGCGCCGATGCGATTGCTGCCATGAACCTGGACATCCAGCAACGCTACGGGGAGGACATGAACCTGGAGCAGTTGAAGCGGATCAAGGAAGCGGATCCTGTTGGGTGGGAGTTACGCCAGAAACTGGCTCAAACAACATTGGACGAACTATCTGCCGGCAGGGAACTAGGGGATGCCGCTGCCCGCCAGGTTGAGCAGAGTGTTAGAGGCGCCCAGGCTTCTCGCGGTAATGTTTATGGTGCAGCAAACATCGGTCAGGAAGCTCTGGCTAAGTTTGATGCCGGCCAGAGGCTCTTGACCCAAAGGATGTCCCAAGCTCAAGCATATGCGCTAGGAACACCCATTACAGCGCAATACGGGGCTATTAGCGGGGCACAACAAGGGGCAGCTAACTTTGCACCTATGCAGTTACAACAAGGCATGGCTCAGAACCCGAATGCCGGGGGTCAGGCAGCACAATTTGCCAGCAGTAACTACTCAACTTATGTGCAGGGATTACAGAACCAAAGTAATCCATGGATGGAAGGTTTAGGAATGGTCGCCGGTGTGGCAGCACAAGGGTTTGGTGGCCACATGGCGGGAGCAGCACTTGGTGCAGCGATGAATCAGAGTGGGGGGCATCCTTCACCACCATTTGGAAAATGGTAACCGGAGTATAATATA